AACGGCAAAAGAAGATAAATAATAGTAGCATATAATGGAAAGCTACAATGACAAAAAAGTTAGAAGATTTATTAAACTTGCCAGATTCTAAAGAAATAATCGAAGAAGCTGAAGCAAGAGAAGTTGAGCAATCAAAACACGAACTCGAACGAGAAGAAACATTTCGTGACATAGCAGAATTTGATAAAATTAGTGCTGCATTACCTGCTGTAAAAGGCTTAGGCGAAATGGCAGACAAAGAACTCAATGAAGTTGCTGACAAAGCTATGAGTGCATATGAAGATTTAATGGATCTTGGCATGAACGTAGAAAGCCGTTATAGTGGCAGAGTTTTTGAAGTTGCAGGTAGTATGCTAAAAACTAGCCTAGATGCTAAAGTTGCAAAGATGGATAAAAAATTAAAAATGATTGAATTGCAACTTAAAAAAGAAAAAATGGACAAAGACAGTGGTAATGATAGTGATATGATTACCGGTGAAGGACATATTGTTACTGATAGAAATAGTCTTCTAGAGAAGCTCAAAGGGCTAGATAAAGATAAATAACATATAACACAAATTTAGGATCATTGCGCGATGAGATCATTTAAAGAAATACTAACAGAGTCTAAAAAGACATACGAATTTAAAATTGGTGTTGCAGGACCTCTACCAGAAGGCTGTGTAGATAAATTAGAAACTGCACTTAAGAAATATAATGTTGTTAATATGACAGCAGGAAAGAAAACACCAATACAAGAACGTCCTTTAGATTTTCCAAAATTACAAAATATGGAAGTAACATATTGGGATACTGAAATTGAATATCCTACAACTGCACATGTATTAGAAGAATATCTTTCTAACTGTTGCAGTATTCCAGAGACACACCTTATTGTACGTAATGCAAATGATCCAAGAATTGAATATCAAGAGGAGACAGATAATTCTCCTTATGAAACAATGTTAACTAAAGAAGACATGGGTGGCGAAAGCGCACAAGATAGCGTTGGCGGCAACCGTGTTATGGATTTATTAAAAGAACTTGAATCTGCTCGTAAAGAACGCGACCACGATGGCGCCGATGGTGCACCACAAGGTGAATCTAAGGACATAGGCGATGCAGAAAATAGCAAAGCGGTCGTAGGAGGCTAATATTATGGATATGAAAAACTTAATACAGCAGATGACGGATATTGAAAATTCTGCAAAAAAAGAAACATTAACAGAAGCAGCGAGTATATCAGTTACTGCTGAAACAGGTGCAGAAATTGCAGATATGATTGCAGCTATGCAGGGACATGCTGGAATGCAATCAAAACCAGTACCAGCAGATATGCCAATGCCAATGCGTACTGACATTGAAAAATTCCGTGCAGCAATGGACGACGATCCAAGTATTCCAGGACGTGACGATGTAGAAGGCGATCAAGATTTACAAGCAGGTATGCTTGGTTCTATTGCAGGAGCAGCAGGCGGCTCGGCATTAGGTGCAATGACTGGCGCAACTCCGGCACTATCAGCGTTAGGTACAACAGCAGGTACAGCATTAGGTGGTCCAGTCGGCGGCGCAATTGGCGGTGCCCTTGGTGCTGCTATTCCAAGTGCATTGGGATCAAAAGTAGGCGACAATATAACTGATGACGCCGAAGTAGACGAAGGCGCAATGAAAGACGAGCTAATTGGGGCTATGGAAAAGATTGCGGCTGGCGGCCATGAGGTACTAGATAGCGCACTAGATGGCGCAATGGGTCCTGAAATACAAAAGTATCTACAGGACATGTATACTGATATTTCAATAGATACTAAGCTACATCCAGATGATGACTTTGAAAAAATTCACAGTCTTATGATGGATCGAATTGAAGACGAATACGGAATGGGCGAAAGCTATGCTAATGAGCCAGATCCAGAATACCAAGATCATCACTACATGACAAAAGATTTATCAGGTGGAATTAATAGAGAAAAACCAAAAGGTTCAGAACGTGCTAAAGATCCTAAAGTAGACGAAGAAACTTACGAAGCGATTAAAGCATCATTATATGCAGCTCTAGGTGAAAAAATGGATCCAGTTGGTGATGAAGATGACGACATAAACAACGATGGTAAAAAAGATAAAACAGACGACTATCTAAAAAATCGTCGTAAAAAAGTTGCAGCAGCTATTGCTAAGAAAAAATAATCTATCCCCCCAGATTATTCAAATAGGCACTACGGTGCCTATTTTTTTGGTTAAATATACATATGAGTAAATCGTTAGATGGCGTATTAACTAAAAAAGCTAATACACGAGAAACATATACAAATGCACAAATAGAAGACCTTGCTGCATGTATGGATCCTGATGAAGGGTATTTGCATTTTGCAAAACACTTTGCGTTTATTCAGCATCCTGTAAAAGGAAAGTTGTTGTTTGATCCTTATGAATATCAGTTACGACTAATGCATAGCTATCACAACTATCGTTTTAACATTAACATGATGCCAAGACAAACAGGTAAAACTACGTGTGCTAGTATTTACTTGGCATGGTATGCTATGTTCCATCCTGATCAAACAATCCTTATTGCTGCACACAAATATACAGGTGCGCAAGAGATTATGGCACGTATACGATATGTGTACGAAACTTGTCCAGATCATATTAGAGCAGGTGTTACAAGTTATAACAAAGGTAGCATAGAGTTTGAAAATGGTTCAAGAATTGTTTCGCAAACAACAACAGGCAACACAGGACGTGGTATGTCTATCTCATTACTATACTGTGACGAATTTGCATTTGTGCAACCTAATATTGCAGAAGAATTTTGGACTTCAATTTCACCTACACTAGCAACAGGTGGTCGTGCTATTATTACAAGCACACCAAACTCAGACGAAGATACATTTGCTACTATTTGGAAACAAGCAGAACAAAAATTTGACGATCATGGCAATGAGCAAGAGATAGGTATAAACGGTTTCCATGCATTTAGAGCTCAATGGGACGAACATCCTGATAGAGACGAAAAATGGAAAGAAGATGAGATTGGACGTATCGGTGAAGAAAAATTCCGTCGCGAATATGGTTGTGAATTCTTAGTATTTGACGAAACACTTATTAATAGTATCAAACTAGCAGCAATGGAAGGCGGTAATCCTATTCTTAATATGGGTCAAACACGATGGTATAAAAAGCCAACGAGTCAGTATACATATGCTATTGCATTAGATCCAAGTATGGGTACAGGTGGCGATTATGCTGCTATACAAGTATTTGAATTACCTACGTATGAACAGGTAGCAGAGTGGCAACACAATCAAACTGCCATACCAGGACAGATACGTGTATTAGCTGATATTTGCCGCTATATTGCAGATGAAACTAAAACAACAAATAATATATATTGGAGTGTAGAAAACAATGGATTGGGAGAAGCAGCACTTATCGTTATTAATGATTTTGGAGAAGAAAATATCCCTGGCATGTTTGTCAGCGAGCCAATACGCAAAGGTCATGTCAGAAAGTTCCGCAAAGGATTCAATACAACACACAGTACCAAAGTTACAGCATGTTCAAGACTCAAAACAATGATTGAAAATGACAAAATGATTGTACATTCAAAACCATTTATATCAGAATTAAAAGGTTATGTAGCAACAGGCTCTAGTTATCAAGCAAAATCAGGAATGACAGATGATTTAATAAGTGCAGCATTATTGGCTCTAAGAATGATGAGTGTACTTAAAGATTGGGATCCAAGAGTATACAATACATTTAATCAAGCAGAACATGATGACGACTACGAACCACCGATGCCAATATTCATTAGCAGTAACTTTTAGATAAATACAATATGATAGAATTTAATAAAATAAGTGAAGATTTATTTAATAAAATTAGGGGTCGGTTTTCTGATGTCACTATTGGCGACGAAGCCGGTACAGTAACCAACGAACCATCTGCTGCACGTTTTTTTGACTTTAACTACAAAGGTTTAGGAAAAGTTAGTGTAAATATAAGTGAAGACGAAGGTTTAACTATTATATACTCTAAAGATTTTATTAACAACGAAGATGAACTTACAAAAAATGAATGGTTTGATTTTTTGAAAGATTTAAGAACATTTTCAAAAAAACGTTTATTAAACTTTAGTGTTAGAGATATTAATAAAACAAACTTAACAAAAAGAGATTATAAATTTTTAGCAAATCGCTCTGGGGACGATACAATGACAGAATCAAAGTTATATGGAACAGCTCGTGTTAGCTATCAAAACGTAGGTGAAGCACGTATTATGATTAAACACACTGAGAACATTAATCAAGAAAGTGCAACTGGACGTACACAAAAAGTTGGCGCTATCTATATTGAAAGTGCAGACGGTGAGCGTTTCCGTTATCCGTACAAACATTTAAGTGGTGCTAGAGCAATGGCACAACACGTAAGTGAAGGCGGCAAGCCATACGACGATTTTGGTAAACATATTACTGGACTATCAGAAGAACTAGCAAAACTCCGTAAGTTTAAAACCTATATGGGACGTTCGGCTGTAATGGCAGAAAGCCTAGCAGGTTATATGGACGTAGTTAAAGAGCGTATTACTACAGTTAAAAAGACAGTTGAGTCATTACAAAAGCCAGCATACTACAAAGAAGCAGTGGAAGGATTTGAAACCCCAGTACTAGAAGACGTTCCTGCTGATGTACGTGAAAACTGGATTGATGAATTAACTATCAAACAGTTTAACGAAGAACTAGCAGATGTATTTCCATACATTTACAAACTAGTATCAGAAGCTACACTAGCAAAAGAATTAGGCCCAGATGATATATTAGGCGAATCAGACGAACAACTAGACGAAATAGCCCCGCTTGTATATGCAGGCATAATGGCAGCAGCTAGAGCAGCAGTTCCTGCACTAACAAGAATGGGTGCAAGTATTATTGCTAAGAGAGGTGCAGCAGCAACCGCAGCTAAAGGTGCAGCTAAATTTGCTATTAAAAATCCAGTTAAGACAGGTGTGGCAGGTGTAGCAGCAGCTAATCCAGATGCAACAATGGACGTTATTAATACAGGAAAAGATATTGCGCAAGGCGTAGGCAACACTATTGATGCTGTACAAGGCGCTGCGCAATCTGCACAAGACACTATGTCAGGACTAGCTACTAGCGCAGAGGAAGTAATAGCAAAAGCATCAAATGGTATTGATGCTATTAAAGATGAAATAAGCGCCGCGGTTGGAAGTAGCGGATTGTTAAAAGTTGCTAGTTTTGCAAAACAATATGCATTACCTGCACTAGCAGTTGTTGCTATACTATATGGTGGCAAAAAAGTAATTGATTGGTTAATGGGTAAAGGCAAAGAGCCACAAGTTGAAGAGTTAGAAGAAAAATCACCAACAGATATGGATTGTTGGCCCAATTATAAAAAGCAAGGTACAAAACCAGGCACAGGTAAGAACAAAGGTAAGCGTGTAAACAATTGTGTACCAGAAGAAATTGCACTAGAACAAGGCTTTGAAGAAATGATGGGTATCTTTGGAGAAGGCGCAATGAAAGATCAGATTATCGACGCAATGGAAAAGATTGCAGCCGATGATAGCGGTGATTTACTATACAAAGCACTTAGCAAAGGCGCAATGGGTCCAAATGTACAAAACTATCTACAGGACATGTACGATGATGTAGCTATTGAATATGGATTGCATCCAGATGATGATCACGATGATATCGAAGAACGCATGTGGGATCAGATTCAACAAGACTATGGAATGGGCGAATCAGTAGACGGCGGACCAACTATTAGTCAAATGAGTGATGACGATTTAGCAGACTACTTAGGCGTTGATGTAGAAGAAGTAAAGGCTGATAGAGAAGCAGCAGAAGAAGCAGCAAATGAAAAATCAATGGATCACGCAGAAGCAGATGACACAATTGATGTTAAAATGACACCAGATGGTGGAATTGAAAAGGCTGACGCAGAGGACGATAAGACACCATTAGGCGAGTTTATATTAAGTTACTATGATAGAGAAACAGGCAAGTTTCCAAAAGGCGAAACCGCTGTATTAACCATGGTAGAAAAAGATTACGGCGAGCAGTTCATAGAACCTGCTAAGGCGTTTATCGAACAAATTAATGCTCTATACGACGAACACCAAATGCGTACACAACCACAACATATGGAAGTCGATGCAGAGTATGACAGAATGAGAGAGTTAGCAGGTTTAAGATAATCTGCTAACTTCTTAAAAAAAATTACAAAAAGTACTTGACTTTTGGTAAATACGATTGTATAGTATTAACTGTGCTATACAAATAAGGCACAAAGCACATAGGCAATTTTATAAGGAGGCACAACTATGGCATCATTAGCAGAAATCCGAGCAAAGCTCAAAGAACAAG